CCACCAGACCAGACGAGGATACCAAGACGCACGAAAGTGCTAATGATGGCAAGGTGCTCTTCGCTATCTCCAGCAGCTTCCTTGAGTTTAGCGAAGGGTCCCTTCTTCTTTTCTACTTCTTTGACTTCCTCTTTAGGAGTTTCTTTAATTTCTTCAGGCATGATGAACAAACTAGGCTCATCTATTTAGCAAAAAAGACTCCCAAAATGGGAGTCTTTTTTTAATCCTTGATATATCCTTCAGCTTCCAACCACGCACGAGTCAGTGGAGTTGGTTCATAAATCTCCCACATCTTACCAGTAGTACAAGCAGCAAGTGCCTTAGTAGTCATACCTTCAGTAAGTCCTGCCCACTTTGCTTCAGATTCAAATGGCACAGCAGACTTAGGATAGGACTTCTCTACCATTTCACGCCAAATTCCAGGAACGTTTTCCTCTGGATATATAAGAGCAATCAAACTATTCTTGATAGTTCCTGCCATACAATCCTGTGCAGCGTGCCATCCTTCATGACGCATCACAGTCATAAGGACATTAGAACGATGCATGAATCTATCATTCAAATAGAAGTTATTAGATACTGTGTGATAGACACCACGGTGACCAGGGGGAAAGTATTTTTCTGGTCCTAGAAAAACCATAACTCCGATTTCATCAAGGGATACCAGCATCGAGTTAAACTCATCAGCAACAAGATCAAAATCAGAATTAGGATACTCTTTACGAATATCGTCGATACTCTTGATTCGTCGGACATTCTCGGTGCATTCTTGAACTAACATGCAACCCAAAGAGTCCATACTATAGAATCCTTTTTTAAGTTTTGATTCATTTGCTAGTGCTGGAATAGCAAGCAAAGAAGATCCAATCAAACCAAGCAGTAATTTTTTCATGATGTGTAATAAGTTTCGTAGTATTTAACAATGCCATACGAAGTGGAGTTACCCTGACTAACCCAATCATGAGAACACTCATAAATTGATTGACTAGAATATTTGGGTTTACCTCCTTCAAGTTGATGTCCAAATTTTGCAAGAAGAATTTTAAGAACTTCCTCTCGCAGTTTCATTCTATCGTCAGCGTATCTCCAATCTTCTTCTGTCATTTAAACTGCCCCATACCTGTTCCAGAATTCCAACCAGCATGTCCACCTTCTTGGAAGTTTTCAGAACCTCCAATATTTTCTTGAAATGTATTCCTGCCGTTTTGAGTAGCTACACGATACAGTCTTTCGTGAATGTCACTGGGTTCTCTAACCCGACGAGATCCATCTTCATTCCAAAGAGTTTCGTCAAGAGAATCACGAAGCCACCAACCATCTTGTTGATCGGCATTCAGTTGTTCACACTCTTCCTCATAAGCCAATTGTCGTTCTGATTTGGTAGCATCACCGAACCAAGGGTCCGAATCGAGAACCACAGGTGCAGGAACGCCAGTGTAGGATTCGTTCTCAGTCTTAGTTGATACTGGTTCATTATTAGAAGATTCTCCAATGGATTTCAATAGAGGTTTGATAATAGTTTTAACTTTATTAAGTAGTCTACTCATGATGCATTGGTCTTATAATGGACTTAGTATATCACTTGACTCCAATCTAGGCAAGATCAGAGTTGGAATCCAGCAAAGGTATCAGTTTGAACGTCTTGTTTGATTCCACCAACCACATAGGACTCTACTTCAGTTTCCTGAGGCGCAACCTGAAGTCCCTTAGAAGAGATCCAATGTTGTGTCCATGGAAGTGGATTATTGTTTGCCGAAACATTGTAAATTGGTTTGAGTCCAAGAGATTTCATTCTCTTATTTGCAATCCATTCAACATAATTGATGAGAAGTTTATCATTCAAACCGATCATACTGCCATCTTTAAAGAGATAAGAAGCCCACTCTTTCTCTTGTTCAACTGCAGTTCGGAACATCTCGATGACATTCTCCTCTTCTTCTTTGGCGATCTGTTGCATCTCAGGATCGTCACCCTCTTTCCAGTTCTTGAGAATATTTTGAGTCAGAACTAAGTGTTGATTCTCGTCCCTGGCGATAAGGCTGATGATTTTTGCAGATCCTTCCATGAGCTTAAGTTCGCCAAAAGCAAACGAGCACGCGAAGGAGACATAGAATCTAATTCCCTCCAGAATGTTGACGTTTGCAACAGCTCGATAGAGTTTTCTTTTGAGTTCATATCTATTTTCTCTAAAAGTACCTGCACCTTCTTGTGCCATCTCCCATTCATTATTGTTGCCATATTGTTGTGCAGCCTGAATGAACTCATCATAGGCCTTGGTTACTGAGTTGGCACGGGCGAGAATGTGTTCATCATCTAAAATTGTATCCAGAACCTCAGTAGGATCCGAATAAACGTTTTTGATGATATATGTATAGGAACGTGAGTGAATCATTTCCATGAATTCCCATACCTTCATGGCACCTTCAAGTTCTGGGAGAGAACAGTATGGTGTAAATGCCATTCCAGGACCACGACCCTGAACACTATCCAGGAGGATCTGATATTTCAGGTTAGAAGTAAAGATGTGCTTTTGTTCTGCGCTGAGATCATGATAATCTGCACGATCTTTTTGTAGAGAAACCTCTTCAGGTCTCCAGAAATACCCCAACATTTGTTGGGCAAGTTTCTCAAATACAGGATACTTGTAAGAGTCATATCTCTGTACCCCAAGAGGGGCCCCAAAGAACATGAATTGTTTTTTGCGATCGACCTTACTCTCATTGAATACGGTCATTCCCTGGGGTTTTTTAGATCTTGCAGGACTCACAGTCTTCCTCCTCGGTTTGTTCTATTTGACTGATTAATTTTTCTAAATCTTCTCTTTTATTGTCGATCTCATCACTCTTCATATCATGTGTATTCTGATAGTAAGAGGTTTTCCATCCTAGTTTATAAGTGGTAAGAAAGTCTTGTGCCATTACGGACACTGGGACTTCATTGTCGGGGTAGTTTTCTGGGTTGTAGGACCAGTTGCCAGAGATGGCTTGATCGAAGAACTTTTGCATGACTGCGACCACATTAATATAGCCGCGATTGTTAGGCATATCCCAAAGTAAAGTGTAGCTATTTTTAAGATGTTGGTAGCCTGGAACAATCTGTTTAAGGGGTCCCTTTTTGCTCTTCTTAATGGACAAGTAGTCTCTAGGTGGTTCAATTCCGTTTGTTGCGTTTGACACAACGGAACTGCTCTCAGAAGGCATTTGTGCGGACAACGTGCTATGTCGTAGTCCTGATCTTCGAATCTCGGTTCGTAAAGATTCCCAATCCCGCTCATATGGTATACTAGAAACTTGATCTACGTCCTTTTTATATGTATCGATGGGCAAAATCCCATCAGCATATTTTGTAGAAGAGAAGTATGCACATGCGCCCTTCTCTTTAGCAATCTGATTAGATGACTTCAATAAGAAATATTGGAAGGATTCAGACAGTCTATGCACAGCGTCCCAGGCGTCCTGGGAATCATAGTTAAAACCAAGTTTAGCGAGATAGTGTGCAAGACCAATATAACCCACGCCAAGGGACCTACGACCGATTGTGGCGAGTTCTGCAGCACGAACAGGATAATCTTGATAATCAATCAGTTCTTCAAGGCCACGGACTGCCAGATCACAGAGATTTTCAAGGTCATCTAGGTCACGGATCTTACCAACATTGATAGCGGAAAGAATACACAAAGCAATCTCACCAGAAATATCATCGATATGATCCAGAGGATCTGTAGGCAGGGTAATCTCTTGACACAGGTTCGACATGTTCACCTTATCCTTGAAGGACGAGTGTGAATTGCAGTGGTCGATATTCATGATGTAGAGGCGACCAGTCTCTGCCCTTTCCTTTAGGATGTCAAGGATGAGTTTCTGTGCTCCGATAGTTTTTCTTGGAACAGACTGATCTGATTCATAGCCCACATAGAGATCGTCAAATGAATCAGTACCAAAAGCATCATAGAGACCTGGTACGTCATGCGGTGAGAAGAGGCTAATCTCTCCATTCGCAATGAAACGTTCGTAGAAAAGTTTTGAAATCTGGATAGAGTAGTCAAGTTTCCTAACGCGATTGTCCTCTGTACCTTTGTTGTTTTTTAAGACGATGATGTCTTCGATTTCTTGGTGCCAGATTGGGAAGTGTACTGTCGCTGATCCACCTCGGATGCCATTTTGTGTGCAGCATCGGACAGTTGACTCAAACTTTTTGAGAAATGGTACAACGCCTGTGTGCTGAACCTCACCGCCCCTGATCTTGCTGTTGATGCCGCGGATTCGACCTGCGTTGATACCGATGCCCGCCCTTTGTGCAACGTATCGGCCAATAGCCATATCAGAGCTAAAGATAGAATCGAGGGAGTCATCAACATCAACAAGCACACAGCTAGCAAATTGTCGAAGTGGAGTTCGCACTCCCGCCATGATAGGTGTGGGAATGTTGATTTTGTGTTTGGAGATTGCGTCGTAGTATCGTTTGACATAATCGAGTCGGTTTTCTTTAGGATACTCAGCAAAGATCGTCATCGCAATGAGCGCGTACATAAATTGTGGTACTTCGAAAACTTTCCCACTACTGCGATCTTGTACAAGATATTTGTCAACGACCTGACGAAGTGCTGCGTAAGTGAACAGAAAATCGCGGCCGTGATCAATAAAACTATTTACCTTTTCAATCTCTTCTACAGAATATTTCTGTAGAATTTCTGAATCATAAATTCCCTTTTCAACTCCACTAACAATTTGTTGATGAAGTGTAGGATGGTCAATCATCCCACCATAGAGACTCTTCCTCAGGGAGAAGAGGAGAAGTCTAGAGGCAACAAACTGATAATTTGGATGGTCCAGATTAATCAGATCACTTGCACTACGAATCAAAATTTCCTGAATTTGTGCGGTAGTAATTCCATCATAAAATTGAATACCAGAATTGATTTCTACTTGACTTGCAGAAACTCCTGCTAGACCATCACAAGCTGCCTCAACCATCTTGTGCATCTTATCGAGATCAATTGGTTCGATCGATCCGTTTCTTTTTTTGACTTTGATGCCGTTGCTCATATTCTCTTCCAGGTTTGTAACTTTAACTTAGCTTCTAATCCACTGTAGACATTAGATTCTACTATATTCTGAACATTTAGTCCAGACAGAACCATATCGTTTAGATCCTTTTCCTTGATATCTTTTGGCCAAATCACTACTTTATAACCGCGTTGGGCGGCGATTGCAATCTTCTTAACGATCTCTCGGTTTCTCGGTTCATTGTCGTAGACGAATACAAAGTTATAATCCAGAGAGCGCAGGTCAACATCGCTACCGCACATGGCAATGCTATTGGGGAGAAAGAAAGAGTCGAAGGGTCCTTCTGTGACGTAGATGATTTCATTTTTGTCAACTGTATCGACACCATACACTTTGAGGGCATCCTCATCGAGCATGATAGTAATGTATTTGATTTTTGAATTTGGAACGAGTGAACGTCCTTGATAGCCTATTACTATACCATCTTTACGAAGGGGAATGATAATGCGTGGTTCATCTTTTGTGACATTATCGAAAGTCTCCTTATGTTGGTTTGTCCACTCTTTAAAATTATCGACGTAGTACAAATCTTCCAGTGCCTGACTGGGAAGTTGTCTGCCCTGTTCTAGGTAAATTCGAGCGGGGTGTTCTTTATTTAGGTCTTTGATCTTTACCAAACCAGTGAGAATATCTTTCTTTTTAAACACTGGTTTTGGTATAGAAATCTTGGGATCGGGAGTGTTTGAGGCGCGTCCCGTAGTACCCCGTTTATACCTCTCCATGACGTACTGATCATGAAGGATAGGATCGTGATCCTTCAGGAAATTTGTAAAGGTTCTGGTGACGCCACAGTTGTGACATTTGAAGTTATAATCATTTTTTATGATGTATAAGTATCCCCTCGCCTTGTTCTTATGTTTCTGCGAGTCTCCACAATAAGGGCATCGGAAGTTATACAACCCCGACTTCTTCCTTGCAAACTTTTGTAGTCGTGACGAGACTAAACCGATGTACTTGTCGTCAACGAATACCATCTACCAGAGCACTTTGAGGTGGCTCTATACTACCTGAATTTGCGGGCAGTGTCAACAACGCCCCAAAAATATCTGCACCCTTAAGGATGAAGACCGCAGC